AGGTACGTTGTTGTGCCAAGAATGGCGGTTACGTTCACTATGTTGGGGTTTGCCATGATGATTCCTTACAGACCAAAGATAATTGAAAATGCAATTGCTTGGCCCTTGCTGGCCCCGCTTGCTGCTGGAGTTGCAGAAGTCCACGTTGTACCGTTGGATGTCAGCACATTGCCGCTTGTTCCGGGAGCCACCACCAAGGGAGCGCCCGTCCCGTTGCCAAGCAATACGTTGTTGGCTGTCAGGCTAGCGTTCTTGATCAGCTTGCCCGTGGTGCCATCAAAAGCCGCCAAGGAGCTGTCAACAGCCGATGCTGGGCCTACAACGTCACCAGTCGCGCCAGAGGTCGATGCAAGCAGCTTGACAGTGCCAGCAGCGTTTTTAAAGTACAGCTTCTCGTCGGTCGTGTTGATGGCAAGTTCGCCATCAGACAGATTGGTGTTGACAGGAACAGCCGCCGCAGTGGTGGTGCGGTAAAGCTGGATGGGTGTAAAGCCTGTTGCAGCCATTAGAAGGCTCCTTCTATTTGAAAAAAGTTTTTCTTTGCTTGATTTTGCTTTGCCGGAAGAATCTGCATATTTTCGTGCATATGAAGGCCGCACACAAGCTCACCATTCAGAGGGATGATGTGGTCAACTTGATACTCCATCTCTGGGTTCAATTTATTCATCAAAGCCGCCTGCTGGTATATGCGCTCAATTTTTTCTTTGTCCGCCCATTTTGGCGTTGCACCCAACAAGATTGCTCGTCTTTTGCTGGCGTATGCACACATTTTATGGCTGTACTCTTTTCTCCACCAAGCCATATATGCAGAAATTTTTTCTTTGTTCTTCAAGCGGTAATCAGATTTGTTTTTAGAAACAACTTCTGAATTTTTAAATGTATATGTTTTTTTCCGCAAATCATCACATGACTTGCAAATAGTACGAACACCATCCTTTGCTTCTTTGTTCTTGTAAAACTCAAGCAAAAATTTCTCGCATTGGCACTTGTTACAAGTTTTCAAAACGTGCCTCCGTTGATGCTTGCGGTCAGCGCATTGGTTGATGGATTGTAAGTAATGCCAGCGTCAATTCCAAGCGCTTGATTGCCCGTTGTGGACGCTGCCACGAAGGGAATAAAGAAGTTGGCGTCCGTGCTTGTCGCTGTTGTTGCCACGTTGGTGGCGTTTGTTGCGTTCGTAGCGTTTGTAGCGTTTGTAGCGTTACCCACAGTGATGCCAGCAGGGTCAGACCACTGAGGGGCAGATCCTGTGGACGTCAACATAAACGTGCTCGAGCCGATACCCAACTTTGACAGCGCTGTGCCAGTGGCGTAATAGCTGATGTCGCCAGCGGTGTACGTGGTTAAACCAGTCCCTCCGTTGGACGTGATCAGCGTACCAGCCAGCGTAATCGTGCCAGAAGCCGTTACAGGGCCACCAGAGGTGGTAAGGCCCGTTGTGCCGCCAGAGACGTCCACAGAGGTTACTGTGCCTGTTCCTGCAACGTTCCACTCAAAAGCAGAGCCCGACCATTTGAGATAGTGGCCCGCTGTAACAGGGGCATCAATAAACGCAGTGGTGGATGTCCCTGTGTTGTAGACGATTTTGTTTGCAGCCCCACCAGCTACGTTTGTAGCGGTTGCGGCGTTACCTGTGGTGTTCTGGTTCCAAGTAGGAATAGTCCCTGCCAGATCTGCATAAGCAATACTGACAGCACCGACTTGGCCGTTGACAGAGCTGACCAAGTTGGTCTGGTCAATCTTCTGCCAAGCCGCGCCGTTGTAGATTGCCCAATCGCCAATCTGCCAGTCTGTAACGCCGTTTAGGTTGGTGGTTCCAGCCACAGACACAACGTAGTAAAACCCGTTTGTCCCTACGCTTGAAGTCAGGGTGGGTGTATTTGTCAAGGCGTCCCACGAACCTTGAAACACCAAACCACCCGTAATTGCAGCAGTGGTCACAGTGGTGATCACGCCCTTGGCGTTCACCGTGATGACTGGGATTGCCGTGGTCGAGCCATAAGTGTTCGCAGAGACGCCAGAATTGGGCAGGTCAGCATTTACAAACGCACGGAAGGCAGGAGTTCCCGCAGAGCCGTTTGGAGCCGCAAAGACGGTGTTTGCAGTCTGCGAGACATAAGTAGCGGTAAGGTCACCAGCCGAAGTGACTGGGGAGTTGGTCACCAAGAAATCTGACGGCATCACGAGACCCACAGAGGTCACGCCTGTTCCAGTGACCACAGCGCCCCAGTTGCCTGATGCATAACCCTCGAAGGTGCCAGTCTGATTGTTGTAGCGGAAGGTGCCGTTTGTTGGCGCGGCTGGACGTGCAGCCGTGTTGCCAAAAGGGACAACCACACCGCCATCACCCGGAAGCACTGGGTTGTCAACAATACTGAAGACGGGGCTGCCAGAGATGCCGTTCGGGTTGGTAATTCCGATCTGGCTGGCAGTACCCGTCAAGGTGCGGCCAGAGACCGTTCCGTTGCCGGGGAGTGACAAAAAGCCTGTGCCGCCGTTGTTTGCAAGCGAGGCTACCGTGCCGCTCAGTGCAATTGTTGGGTTGCCAGATTGGCCGTCACCGTTGGTGGTGCTCAAGCCTGCGCCAGATGTTGCAATCGAGCGGGCCGTCATGGTGCCGCCGATCTTGACGCCGAAGCCAGAGCCCATCGTCTCCAGAGTGCCTGAAACGCCATTCAGCGTGATTCGGTAGAAGCTCTGAGCCCCACCATCCACCAAGCCCAACCCTGTGCCTGAGGACAGGAAGCGGCTGTTGTTGAGGGTCGGCTCTTGGTTGAGCGTCAGGAAAGTCTGAGTCTGAACTGGAGATCCAGCCAAGGCCGAGGCAGTGGTCCTAAAAGTTCCACCGTTCTGGACGATGGGCACAAGCTCGGTGCCAGTGATGGGGCCTGCGGCTGGCAGTTGCGTGATGGTTTGATTTGCCATTATGGTGTCACCGATATTCCGTCGAGGTTGCCATTATTTTCCGGTGTATCTGTGTTGCCCTCAGTCGAGATGATGTAGTCACCCTGATTGTCGGTCACAAGGTTGTTTGGATCAACAGCCACAGATACATCCGGGCGAGGAAATCTGAGATTTATACGCTCAGTCTTTCGGGCAGGCAGTCGGTAGGGGTCTTTTTGGTCAGCACACCCCTGTTGACAAACCTTCAAACCGGGGAAGTTTGGGTCTGACATCTGCTCATCCATGGCGCGTTTCATCCTGCAACGGTCGCAGATGAAGATCGACAGAGACGCATTTCCGATGGTGTCAAGGAACATGCCCATGAATCACCTCGTGTAGACGCCAATATTGGGCGCAAAGTAGATCGGTGAACGATCCCGCTCTTCTGCCTCAGCCAAGGCCAAGGTCTTCTCTGCCTGAGCCTCAAGGTACTGGACTCGGTCCAGCCCCACCTGAGGAAGCTCCATCGCCATCTGATGGGCCAGCATATTGACCACGGCCAAGTACCAGCGCTGCGGAATCTGAAGCTCGTTGGTCAAATCACCCACATTCATGACCTGTTTGCTGTACCAGACCGTCATTTGGACGAACGGGTTGCTTGGAGTGGGCCAAAGATAGATCTCAGGGTTCGGGACCGTGCGGTTGAACCAGTATTGGTACGGCTGATTGGCCGTAAAGTTCTTATTTGGCAGGTTTGTGTAGTCGTCACGGTTCAAACGAGACATGGTGATCTCGGTCGAGTTGTTTCCAACGTAAAACTCGCGCAAAGCAAGGGTTGCACCACCAGAAATCCGCACTCGGTAGTACTGAACGCTCTGGCCGGGGTCAATGTCGGTCCAGATCCAACTGTTGTCGGTCACAACGACCGTTCCAAGGCTCTGAAGCGTGTTGTAAGTGATGTTGTCGGTCGAATATTCGAGTGTCAGCGTCCAAGTAGCGCTGCCGCCACCAGAAACGTAGGGCAAAAGCCCAATTGAGCCAGCATAGATCGGGTTGCCAGTCCCAAAATTGATTGAAATGTTGCCGTTTGCCGATGTTTGCTGGCAGAAGGTGTCAATGTCTTCGTCACCAGCGTTTGAAGCCGTGCCGCCAGCGCTTGATGTGTAGCTGCCAGTGGTGCGCGTCATCGTCCTGTACAGGGCGTTTAAGACATCATTGGAGCCATCAGGCAGGGTGTACTGATACTTCTCTGGCGTGAGGCCAAAAACCTTCTTCTCGATGGCCCAGTACTGGATGCCAATGTTGATCAGGTTGCTCATCACAAAGCCCAAAGACTCCCGAGCGCTCAAAAGCTGCTCAGAAGTCAACTCTTCGGCCAACTTCCCGCACCTGCGTGCGCCGTGGTCAATTAGCGTTTGGACGTTGTAGACCTGACCGTAGGTGTCCGAGTAAGCCATATCAGCACTTCCATCTGTTTAACGCCGCCGCTTTGCGGGTTGGCTTACCTTTTTCGTCCTTGAGCGGACCGGGCATGCCCGACATCCGTGCGCAGAACGAGTCCTTACGTGAGCCGCCTTGGGGCTGGGGTGCCTTGAGGTTGCTGCCCGTTGCTGCATTGTATTTGGCTCGGCCCTTGGCTGTAAGGCCAGCGCCCTTTTCTACTGGCAATTTTTCACCCCGCCCAACAGCAAGAGACACACCGCCACCGCTCTTGAGCTTCTTGTCCGAGAACATCTTCTCAACCATGTTTAGCCGCTGAGGCTTGGTCGTCACCTTGTTGATGATTTTGACCCGCTCAGGCTTGCTTTTAGACGGCTCGTAGAAGCCAGCCTTCTTTAGCGACTTGGCGACTGTTGCGTTGTTTTTTGGCATGGTCAGAACCTGTATTTGGCTGTTTTCTTGGCGATCTTTTTGGGCTGCGCTACAAATTGCTTTCCTGCGGCTTTGCCTACTCTTTTTGCTTTGGTCGTTGCAGCGTACTCAGCAGGGCTAAGACTTTTAATCGCAGCTTTTGGAAGGTATCGCTCACCAGTTTCAGAAGATTTTTTGCCACTTTTGGTTGTCCAATCTTGTTTGCCCCAGTCTTTGAGGGATTGTTGAGGCTTTTTAATCACGATAACCACCACCTGCGGCTTTGTACCGCTTTGCCACAAGCTGGGCCTTCCTTGCGCTCCATTGACCTGCGCCTGTGCCCTGCGTAGCCTCAGACTTAACCGCTGAGACAATACGCTTTCTAAGCTCTGGCTTGGTGTAGTTGCCAGCAGCGTTAACTTTGCCGCCATCAGCCATCTTTTTGTCAGCACGAACAAATTCTTTCCCAACCTTTGTGGGAATGCCAACCTTTTTTGCAAACTTAGGGTTGTGCGCAACCGCATCCATCAGTTTGTGTTGAGCTGGTGATTTGCTTGGCATGATTAGTCAGGGTTCTTAATGTAGATGCCTTCAAACTCAGCAGACACATTTGACGCGCCAGAAGAAGAAAATGCCCTTATTTGGAGGTCTGTCTTTTCAACAAAAGAAAGAGGAGGGTTCAAGGGAACTTGAGAATTACCACTAGCAGAAATTCGTGCAGAAGATTGCAATCTAAACACGCCTCCAACTTGACGCTGAAAAAACTGGAAAGTTGTGTATGTATTAGCGCCTGTGTTCCCAGATGTAAGGAATAAACCAAGCAAATAAAAAGTGTATCCTGCTGGGACAGTCCAAAACGCCATTAGTGATTGGTTTGCGCCTAAAGTAATCAAGCCATAGATGGCTGCAGGCACACCAGAAGTAACACTGCCTGTACCCGCGTAGATAGTACCTGCGGCAGTTTCACTAGAGCCTGCTGTAGTCACAAACATACGAAGAATGCGCAAGTAACTATTGCCAGTGTTAACTGCTGTTTGCCCATTTAAAAGGACAGACTCGCTAATTTCGTTGTAATTTGCATCAAGACCAAAAATAGCAATTGTTCTTGCGCCAGTTCCAGCGGAAGAATCGTCTGCGCTTGAACTAGAAATTTTCATTACAGTGGCAGAGGCGAGGTACACATATAAACCACCTTGCGACCAAACTGTTTCAGAATTCGTGCCAACATCAGTGTTAACGCCAAATTTATATAAGGTGTTGTGACCATCAACTTGCCCACGGGCTACTTGCAGTTCAAATGGCTCATACGCACCTTGGCGTGTTGCAGAAGAATAAGTTCCCATGTGGCTCTCCAAAATAAATTAAAAGCGGGGGCCGTAGCCCCCACTCGTTTTCAACAAGCGCTTCCGCCGCGCTTCTTACCCGCTGGTGAGACTGTGATGGATTTCTCCGTCTCAGTCACTGCACCCTGTCCCTTTGGAGTTGGCGTTGGCTTACCGCGAAACGCATTACGCGCCTTGCCGTAAAGTTCTTTCACCATACTCAAGGGGTTCATCGCATCTTCAAGCTCTCGGCTTGCTTTGTCGCTAACGGTCTTGGGGTCTACTTTGTTTTTGTCAAAGAAAGACTCCTTGTCGGTGCTTGAACCGCCATCCGACATCTTTACCGTGCCACCTCTTTTGAAGGTGCCGGATTGACGATCGTTAGAGACTGCTTTGGACGCTGGCTTTGCGGGCATCGCCACGGCGTGGCCGCTGTTGTTAACAGCTCCCCCCGTGGCGAAGTGCTTTTTTGTAGCACCGCCTTTTTTGTAGCCGCCAGCATTACCCAGCTTCACGCCACCAGTTGGCGCAGAGTTGGTATCAACTTTTGTTGTGACCATCTTGGTGTTGCGATATTCGCCACCTTGATTTTCAGTGTTGATAATGCCGCTCTTGGCAATAGCGCCGCCTTTTTTAAAGCCGCCTTGACCGTTCACAACGCCACCAGTGGCGTAATTGCCGGGCTTCGGTGACTTCATGACGCCGCCAGTTTTAAGACCCTTGTGGGCCTTGCTGGCAGGCTTGTCGGCGTGAGCCTCCAGAGCGTCCATGGCGCCACCCTTAGCCATCATGGTTTTACCCATCATGGCCTTGCGGCGGTCCATCATCGATGGCTTGCGTGGGCGCATTGCTGGGGACATACCGCCACGAGCGCCGGGGGCCGGTGCTTGCGACAGTGCGCCCATAACGCCGCCGTTCATCATCTTCTTTGCAGAAGTGACGCAGCCACCTTTTTTCAGTTTCAGTTCAACTGAAGGCTCGGTGGTCTCCATCTTCACCATTGGCTTGAATTGACCCATGATGTGCTCCCCTTAGACTTTCTGAGCGTACACAACGGTCAGGCGAATAACGCCCTGTGTTGTAACGATCGTGCCGTTTGGATCAAGCGTAACGACAACAGAGGTATTGCTACCGATGTCGCTCATTGCGGTCAACTGCGCGGCTGTAAAAGTAAGTGCAATACGACCGCCAGCGAATACATCAGTCGAAGACACATATTGTGTGCCTGCGGCGGCTGTGCCGATGGTCATTGGGATGGTAGTGGCAGTGCCTGCACCAACCACTTCGTTCACGGTCATATCGGCAACGAGGTCGATAATCTGCGAAGAAGCGGGAAGAGTAAGCGTTGCACTGGTAGCAGTGCCTGCGGCAGCAGTGGTCACAGTGGTTGTCTGTGACATGACGACAAAGCCGCCGTCCACAGTATCAGTCAGAGTGTCAGAACCTGCACGCAGGGTAGAACCGAAATAGGTTTGTGCCATTTGTTGCTCCTTAAAGAGTAGGGGCCGAAGCCCCCACCTTTGGTTTAGACGCCAGCCGTGCCGTAAAGGGCGCGGGGGTCAGTGAAACCGACATCGTAACGCTCGGTCGCCTTGTAACGCATGGTGTCGGTTTCAAAGTCACCTTCCATGGTTTTCTCAAGGCGGCGGCGCATCATCAGCTTCATGCCTTCTGGAGCATCAGTCTGCACCCACCATGCGGTAGGGCTGGTCAGACGCGAGATAACAGCGGCACCCTCGTCCAGCAAGCCAATCGACTTGATGGGGTTGATGTCGTTGTTCGCGTTACCAGCACGCAGAACAGACTTCAGCAGGACTTCAGCTTGGAACACATTGCCCGGAGCGACCACCAGTTGGCGGGGGACCAGACGAATACGTTTGCCGTTGTTGTCCACAGCCTGACGGATCTGGATCAGCATCTGTTCCAGAGAAGTCTGGGACAGGTTGGCTGCCGTAGACAGCAGGTTGCTGAACGTGCCGTTCACGATTGGGTGCGAAGCGCTGTTCAGAGCAACACCGTCACCACCAGCGTACTGACCGCCAGTGAAGGCATTGTTCAGAACGTTGGCAGACAGGGTCTCCTTGGTCTCAATCAGGGACTGAGCAAGGTGACGGGCATACACCTGACCGATACGGATATGGTCGCCGTCTTCAACCAAAACTTTGGTCAGAGCGAAGGCCAAGCCGTACACGTCATAGACGTAGCGCTTGAGGAACAGAACACCACCTTGTTGGTACGACACAGGAGAGCCATCGGCCATCTGTGGAGCAGCACCGAAACCGTACAGGACGGGTTCTTCGTGGTAGTTGCGTGGGATGCCTTCTTGTTCACGGAAAACCCGTGACCATTCGTCGGCTCGTTGATCGTATACACCGTCGAAACATTCGTTGAGAATAGGTTCGACGATGCTACGAAAGTCGGTACTGCGCATTGGAGCGGCCATGGTCTACTCCCCCCTTAGATTGCTGTACCGGCAGCACCAGCGAATTGGAATTCGGCGATGGTTGCACGGACAATAGTGAAAGAATCACCCCAGTCATTACCGGGGTACGGAGCGAGGTTAACGATACGCATCTGAGCGCTGTTGCCCGAGCCAACCAGTGTGGTTGACAGAGTGCATTGCGACAGACCTGTGGTCGTAGAACCAGCGGTGGTGTTGCTCAGGTTGGCTTCGTCGCCAATAGAGGTTTGGGCCAGTGAGCCGTCAGCCTGAATCTCATACACGATCTGTGGATCAGCGTAGAAGTAGGCCACGCAAGAACCGGTCTGGTATGCCGTACCGGCAGGCCAGTTGTTCGAGACGCGATGACGGCCTGTGGTGTCAGTGAACTCAACACCAGCGAACGCGCCAACAAAGGCTTGATCGGTAGCGGCAACTTCAATGACGCCGCCAGTGGTGTAACGCACTGGTTGGCCTTTGAGAATGGCAGTGCCATAAGTAGAGGTGATACCGTCAGCCAGCGCCGTGGCGCGATCCAGACCGGAAGGGTGGAACGCAGGGCGCAAGCCGAACGGAGCGTTGATTGCAGACATAGTCTAGCTCCTTAAAATTAGCCCTCGAAAACGGGGGCACGGTTGGGTTGCTGTTGATCGGATCTGTCCATACCTGCTTCCATCTGCACTAGTCGGCGACCAGAGCTGTCCTTCGCACTTGGGCTTTCCGCTTGAGAGAGGATACGATTTACTTCCTCGCGGGGAGCTTCATAGTGCATCTGCGTCATGACTTCTTGGTAGACGTCCATTGGCAGTTTGAATAACAGCATCTCATTGCACGAAATGTGCCCAACATGCTCACCAGCCTTAACTCGATAACTGTCGAACCCGGGTAACTCATCTGCCGTCACAGGTACATACCCTAGCCGCATTCTCTTGTCGATGGTGTCGTAAGCGTTGGTTGTAGAAAGCCAGCACAAGTGCCATCCCGGGATTTCGGGAGTCTTGGGCAGAGCCGATTGCGTCCACTCGTCGCTCCACATCTTTCGACGTTCCTGCGCACTCATGAACTTTTCCTCAGGAGGTCGGCGGCTTGCGTCCTCGCTTGCGCGATCGTTGCGACCACCGGCCTGAAGAGATTTTTTAAGTCTTGAATCCATTTTTAACTCCTGTAACCTTGAGATTGACGTGCTTCGGATGCGTACCGCTTGATCATCTTGGTGCGTTTTTCTGAGTCGTCCCAGAAACCCGCATCCTTCATCGCCCGAACTTGTTCGGGAGATAAAGTGAAAGTGTTTTTACCACCTGCCCGTGAGGCTGATTCTCGTCCAGATCCAGTCACAATACCCCTTGGTTTACTCCGTTGATTAGGATTCTCGTCTGTTTTGGCATTGTATCTGTGGGATACATAACGTTGCAAGCGATTGTCAAGTTCTTCCCAATAATCTGTTGAATTGGGGTCCCAGCCTTCAGAATTTAGGGCTTCGTCCACTTGTTTGGCGATCTTACTGTCCAGATCCTTGCCATCGGGGTTATACCAAGGGTTGCGCTCCATCCAGTTTGCGGCATTACGCTGCAACCGTGGATCTGGAATGCTGGACTCTTGTCGGGGCTGGGTAGCCGATTTCTTCAAGTTGCGCAGAGATTCGGCCTGCTGGCGGGCCTCCATCCATAGCTCCTGAGCCTTTGCCATGGCGTTGCCGTCACGGGCCTCAGCGGCCTCTCCCAGCTTCATCTTGGCGTAGTTGATGCGCAGCTCAGAGTCTTCAATCGCTTTGTCGATGCGAGCCAAGTCAGCAGAGTGCGTCTTGCGCTCTACCACCGACAGCCGCTGGATCAGCTCTTGATTCTGGCGTTCAAGCATCTGGAGCTTAATCTCCTTCTCGCTGTTGGTCTGGCGGACCAGTTGCTTCTTCGTGCGGCGGCGGTCACGCTTTACAGCACGGAGGGCCTCGTTGTCGTCTGGGTGGTCGTCATCTGAGTCCGCACTGTCAGCCGACTTGGGCTCTTCATGTTCCTCTTCGCTCTCGCCACTATCTTCGGCTTGAGGGTTGGGGATGTTTTCAGGGAGGTCAACGGATGCTGATCCGTCTACCGCCTCCTTGACTTCAATTTGTTCGTCTTGTGTTTTATCGTTCATGATTTACCTCAGATAAAAGAACGCATTTCAAGGGGACTGCATGTCACCTTGGCGATGATTTCGTGGTCATTCAAGATCATGAACAGCGCGGGATCTTCAAACTGATCTTCCCCGTCCACCTTCACTTCCCAGCGATCACCGCCCCACTTTGGCACGCGGATGTAGTCGCCTGCAACAACCCAAGAGCCTTCGGGCCAGCTTGCCATGGTGTCGCGGTTCTTGAATGCGAGAGGTCCAATCTCGATGACCTTAGCCACCATGTTGTTCCACTTCTCGGCTTCTTTGGTCTCTTCGACCAAAATAATCCCACCGGCTGTCGTCTTCTTTTTGGTGCGGCGAAGTTGCACAAGTATCCGCCCACCTAGAGGTTTCGCGCCGGGTTCTACGCTCGGAAATGCCCAAGCAATGTCAGCGCCGTCAAGCGCTACCGGTTCATTCGTCATCTTTATCTTCTTTCAGAAGTTGATTCAGGATTTGCAGAGACTCAGTGAGTCCTGCGTAATGACCGACCATGCGCTGGTATGTCTCCCATGTCGCGGCATTTCCATCCGCTAGGGACAAGCGTATTACAGCTTGACGAGACTCTACTGCACCGATCAGATCAGAGAGGGTTTTCATTTTTTCTTCTGGCTGAGTGCGCCTCCTTTGGGTTGAGAAGTCTTAGCGTTACCGCCTTGCGACTTCAGGGATGTGCCGTCAAGTTTCTCGCCAGCGGCGATACGCTTGTGCATAGGCACGGCTTCGTTGTGATACGGGTTGGTAGCCATTAGATCTCTCCAAGTTTGCGTTGTACCTCTTGCTGGAGGCGGATTGCAGTTTCAAACTGCTCGTTTTGCAACTCCTGATCCTTCTGGGTCAGGCGTGCAGTTTCGATACGCTCTTTCGTGAGGTTGTCCACGGAGTTGAGCGCAATGTCCAGTTGCTCTTGACGCTCTTCCTGCGCAGCGTCTTGTTGCATCTGTTGCGTTTTTAAATCGATTTCAGCGGAATCCTTCTTGGCGCGGCGCTCGGTCTCGGCCATCGATGTCTCACGCAGAACCATGGCCTCTGGCGGCAGTTGCGGCTTGGGCGCCAGTTGTTGCATCGACTGCAACAGTTGCTGCACCAGCGGGATGATCTGGCTGAAGGCCTTCTCGCTGTCGAGCTTGACGTGCTGAGAAGCGATTGCAAACACCTTGTCGATCTCGGAGGTGAGTTTCTTGTTCTCGTACTCCTCCTCAGTCAACACCTTGTCGCCTCGGGACTTGGTCACGTAGCCGTTCATGCGGTTCAAATACCACATCACCATGTGCTGCTTGATGTGCTCAAGAGAACGCGGCAGGGCATACGAAGCCATGATGGGGTTGGACCCATAGATCGGGTTAAGCGCAAAGTCCAAGTGGCTCTGAATGTGAGCCAAGTGGTCTTGGTGGATGTACGCAAAGGCGTTCTGGCCCAGAGCCATGGCAACGTTCTCATCGGCTGATGTGCGCTCCTCTGGGGCTGGTGTGTCCTTGAGAAGCTCATTGATGCCCGGGATCTTCAACTGCTTAAGCAGGCGCTGCTCCACCGCTTGGCGGTTGTACAGGTCTGGGGCTTTGTCAGCCCTGCTCAGCACGGCCTGCATCTGGGCCATACGCTGGGTCTCAGAGAAGATGTGCGGGTCAGACACAGGCACCACGTCAGTGTTGCGCTTGAAGTCCTCTGCTGTAATCTCCAAGTCCTCAACGATCTCACCCTTGCGCTGGTCTTCCAAATACCAGCGGTTTAAGCGGCCAAGGATCTTCAGGACGCGAGCCTGCGAGTCGTGCAGGCGGGCATGGATGGCCGAGAAAACAGCAGCACCCTGCTCAATCAGCGCCTGAGTGGTGCCGACTGGGGTGTTGGCGCTGACATCAGCGATCTTTTCCTCGGCTGTTGTAACCACGCCACGGGCAGCTTTGTCGAGGTAGCCCACCAACTGGAACAGGACTGGCGATGGTGGGTTGAACGGCATGGGCATGGCGATCTTGCGGATGTCGTCCACGCCCGGAGCACCCTCGACCTCAACGATCTGGGTGACGTCAACCTGCTGGCTCTGGCCGCTGATCTTGGCCCCCTTGAGCTTGAGCATGGTCGCGGCGTTGTTGATGTGTGCGCTGTCCAGCAGGGCACGGATGCCGCCAGTCAAAGCCGCAGACAAGCCGCCGATCAGGTGTGGCAGGCCAATAGCGTAGGCACCCCGCCATGGGATGAACTTGAACTCTACGACCCAGTCCAGCTTGGTCATGGTTTCGTCGCCGTCTTCCCAGTTTCGGTACAGGCCGACGACCTCGTGCTCAAGCTCGTCGATCATCATGATGTACGGGGCCATCTCGCCGTCAGATTCCCCGTCCTCTTCCAGCTCCAAGTGGCAATAGACGTGGTAAACCGTGCGCTCGCCGTCTTCGTTGTCCTGATACTTGCGGCCTTCGATCTTGTCGTTGGCCTTCTCGGCTGCCGACTGCTCGGGCTGCATGGTCGCCCGAATCATGTCGATGTCACGGTACAGGCCAGTGCGGATTCGGCGGCTGAACTCCCACTCGGTAATTACGTGAACCTCGGTCGCACGCTGAGCTGTGTAGAAGTTGGTGGCCGAGAACGGCACG